TAACTTCTCTTGCCTTACCTTGTCATCACTATCATGATGTTCCCAATGCCTTGTAATCTTCTTATCTAGTTCTCGGTGTATATCTTCCAAATGTTTTAAATGATTTGTTAGACTTTGTACCGTGCTCACTTCCACCACTCCTCATAAGGAAATACAATCCATTTTTCTTCTTCTGGTGTTACTCTATTACCTGTGTAACTAACATCAGCAAAGTCACTACTTTCTTTATCAAATAGTGTAGCATACTTTATGCCTTCATGCAATGCCAATAAGTTATTATTTTCTTCTTTATCCCACAAATCCACAACACCCTTTATACCGTTTAAAGTGTGTCCTGAATCATTAATATCATCAACAAGTAAAATATCATCACTACTGTATTTAGACAAAATTGTTTCCAACCTAGTGGATTCCTTGATCATTTCATGATCTCTAGTTTGCCACTCGAACCCATGAAAAGGAACTTCATAGTAATGACTAAGCATTACGCCCATTACAAAGGCACCTCTGCCAGGACCGATTACTACGTCGGGTTTAAATCCACTCACATGAATTTGCCTTGTTATTTCGCTTAAATCTTTGTTTAGATCTTTGTTAGAATAGTATAGTTTTGCCATAATGTTATTATAGCAGAAAAGAGTATTATGTCAAGTTATTTTTGCTTGGATGTTTGATATTCTATTTCTGTTCGTACAATGTCCTCTAATGAATTAAGAGGCTCCCATCCAAAATAATCAATTGCTTTTGAAATATTAGCATCTGTTTTTGCGGCATCGCCTTCCCTTTTAGGTCCGTATTCCACATCGACTGTATTACCTGTTTGGGCTTCTACTTCTGCTATGACCTGTTTTATACTTTTAGGTGACCCTGCTCCAACATTAAAGATACCACTTTCGCCACCATCAAAAAGATAATTAAGTGATGCCAAATGTGCCGTTGCTATGTCTAATACATGAGTATAATCCCTAACACAGGTTCCGTCTATTGTGTCGTAATCGTCGCCGTTTACGACAAACTGGCCGCCATTAAGTGCCTTGTCTACTAAGATAGGCATTATGTGTTCTTTTGGATCTAACTGATATCCAAAACCTTCGTAACTACCTGCGGCACAAAAATATCTTAAACTATTGTAAGTAAAATCGTGTACTGCTGATAAGTCTTCTAAAATAGTTTCCACCATTGCCTTAGTTCTACCATAAGGCGTTTTAGGATTAATAGAATCTATTTCTGAGTTCAATAAGTTGTCTGAGTCTCCGTAAACAGAGCTTGAGCTACTGAATACAAAATGTTTTACACCACCGTCTATAGCATGATGTAATAATTTTATGGAGTTTTCTACATTATTTTGATAATAGTCTTTTGCTTCAGCAATACTTTTAGGCACACTATGATAAGCCGCCAAATGTATAATTGCATCAGGCTTAACCATTTCAATAACACCTTTAATTTGAGAGTTATTAATATCAAAAGGATATTGAGTAACTCCTTCCATAGGTCTTTTTACTCTATCTACATTAATTACATTATAACCAGAGTCTACGAGTAACTTACAGGTAACACTACCTATAAAGCCACTACCTCCGGTTACTAGAATAGTTTTTTCTTCATTTCTGCTCATATTTTCTCGCCTGTATTATCTCCAACACCAAACCAGGTTTGCATTACTTGTTCTGTGTTTAAGACTATTTGTTGCTCTTGATAATCATTAAGTGCATTTATTACCATATCCACACTTTCGTCAAATCTATTAAATAGTTTTGTGTCTGGGTACAGCTCAGGATACACTAATCTATTAGGCAATACAGGTGTACAACCTAAATAAACGGCTTCTGCAACACCGAAACCAAAGTTTTCTTGTAAGGCATAACTTACTACTGCTTTACTTTTTCCTAGTAAACTATAGTATTCTTCCTTGTTAAGATTCAATTCCTGCGTTTTAAGAAATTGCACATCTCTATCTAGTCTCTTACTGACTTGCTCTCGCAGTTCATTAAACAACCAAGGTTGTTTTTCATCACAAAGCCTACCATTAAAGATAACAATATCTTCTTTAGTTTGTCCTTTGTGTTCTTCTAATCCTGAGTAGTCTACAGGCAAACCTGAAACAACTAACTTATTAGGATCAATCATCCTCTTCTTAATAATATCGTTTTTAATAAAGTTACTAGCACAATAAATTGTATCACTAATATCAAAAATAATATCTTCAAAGTTCTTTGCCCAACGTTCCATATCTCTAACAAAGTCTGTATCAGTAAAACTACCTGCATGTATAATGCCTGTAATTTTAAGATTATCCATTTTGTTAAAATATTTCATGTAAGCAATACTTTCTATCCCTGGGAACCATATATCACTAAAGAATAAGGTGTCACCATCTGTTATAACACCTCGTTCTATTAAGTCTGATATTTCTGCTATTTGCAATGCTTTAAATTTACTTGTAAAAGCAGAATTTAAAAATTGTCCTTTAGGCAACGGAGGAGTATCATAAGTAGGCATAACTTTAATATATTCAATGTTTTCACGATTGAGGTATTCCTCAATAGCAATGTCCATATGAACAGTATATCTACCTTCTATATGCTCTAGTGGAACATATATTAATTTACTCATCTCCTAAGTCTCCATAATCAACAACATCAGTAATTTCATCTTCAAGACTTTGTGCAAAGTCTCCTTTCTTTTCTGCTTCTTCTTTACTAATCTTGTTAGGTTGAGAAGTAGTATTACTTTCGTTGTTTACTTCCATAATTACATTGAGTTTCTTTTATCTTGAATCTCAGTTCTTCTTACCTTAGCAAGTTTTGTAAATTCCATTAATGCCTTACGAGCTCTTGCTGAACTGGCCTTAATTCCATTGACTTCAAACTTTTCATGTTCTGCTAAGTATGTTTCAAATGCTACTTTTAATTGTAAATGTGTTTCCATTATTGTCTCCTAATTATTAACTGGATATTCCATTTCGCAACCGTTTTCATTATCTTCGGCTACTGAAATCTTTACATAACGACCTGGATACCTACTGGTAATCTCTGCCGCTAAATTATCTGCGATCATCTCGCATGACTTGTTATTAAGTTGTACAACGTCTTCGTTATATAAACTTTCAAGCCATCTTTTAAACTGTATAAACTCAATGTCCCTATCATCATGGAACACTTCAATCCACACCTTAAAGTGAAAGATATGTCTGTGTTTATACCCCAAAAAACTTACGTCATACTCATCACCTGTTGCTGTCGCTGGATTAGTGTCTGCTCCAGGATAGAAATGTATGCCTTCTTTATTAAATGTTACCCAAATACTTCTCATAATAATCTGCCTTCTATAGTGTTTATTTACAGTTTTTCTAGTTCTTCAACCAATTCTTCTGGTAATTCTACACCGTTTTTCATTAACAATTTAAAAATTAATACTGTAAAGTCTCTAAAATCTTCTTCATATTCGAAGTCGCTATCAAAACTTACTGAAGTTTCAATACCGTCATCGTCTGTTGTTTTAATTTCTATATTCATTCTACTGGCTTATCGCCTCCGTTTGTGTATTTAGACCATGGAATAAAATGCTCCTTGTCTAACACATCTTGTAATTGCATTGACCAAGTACCTTCATTGGTCTTGTCAAAACCTTTATCAGCAATCTTAAATGCTGTATTGAAGTTATATTTAGACGAATTAGGCAAAACAGCAGTTATAACAGGTATAAAATTGCTATAATTGTGTAAACCCATTTTAAATATATCTTCTGCATATCTAACTTCAAACTCTAATGTAACTTTAACTCCGTTATCACATAAGTGTAAAAGCAATTCTTCCCAAAGTTTCCATTGATCATATCTCTCTGGATCAAAGTAGCATAGGTGTATGTGAGTACATTTTTCATTTAAAGCTCTGCTTAAAATTTCCTCTACTGGTTGCCAACCTGCTACAAATAATGTATCTTCGCCTTGTGCAACTGTATGCTCTACTTCTTTACCAACAAAGAATTTAACATCATTAAAATTAGGTTTATCCTTCATTTACTATGCCTCAAAATCTCCTGACATAATATCATGTGTTTTTGCACCAACATCATCGTCCATGTCAAACTCTTCCTCTTCAAAAAATGCTCCAAATCCTGCATTAGTTTTAGCACCGAAACTTAACTCATCTAACAACTTAATATTTTTCTCAATTAAGTCATATGCTTCATCAATAGATAGTTTAGGATCTAATACTTCCTGACAAAAACTATCAAAGTATAATGCTTTTGCAGGTACATAAGGACTAAACTCGTTACTCTTACCACTTGATTTGTCTTTAATAAAATCACTGTAGTGTATGTTAGTTCTGTACTTTTCTACATCTGCTAATCTGTTTGCTTCTTGTACCGCAGTAATATGATTGTATACACTATGCCCCATATAATATAAGTAACTTTGTGTGTCCCAACTTGTACTGTCTGGACCTTTAGGCTTACCGTTTTTATCTAAGTCTCCTTCTGCCATTGCACAAATATCTCCAGCAGTAAGTCTGCTCATAATAGGAGAGTGTGCAAAAGGCATAGGCATATCAGAACCTTTAAGTGCCTGATTGTCTATAGCTCTGTCCATTAAGTAACTAAACTTTTTAGGATGGAAACTGTTATGTGTATATGTACTACCATATGCACTATTAACAAACGGACTTGCGGCATCCATACTCAAACATATTTCTGGACTATCATGTTTCCTTAACATTCTTTGTATACTAGTTAAGTAACATGCCCAGTCTAGTTTACCTGTACCTAGGAAATGTATCCAACCTTTGTCTTTAAGTAAGCCATCTTCCCTAAGTTTTAAGATACGTCTTAGTGCCATTCTCATATTACGTTTTTGTAAATCAGCAAATGCATATCCTTCTAATGCAAGTTCACTGTTACCGTATGCTTCTTGACAAAAATTAGGATCACTAAAGTTTTTAACATTTTCATACCACTCATCACAAGTAGGTTGGTCAACTCCACTCATCACATTTAAGAACTTACACTTACCTGGTGTTCTGTTCTTCATATAGTAGTCTAAGTTATACAAACTAATTGTCATAGTTTGCTCAAATGTTTCTAGTCCTGTTTTCTTATTAAAAGGAGGAAAGGCCGCAAACGGAGGAACATCAAGTGTCATTGCCCAATCACATTGTTCTTCTTCCCATTTAAGTATTTTGTCTACTAGCTCTATCCTAGCAGGGTCATCTGGATTAATTGCATTAGCCCAATCCATTTTAATAACACCTGTAGCAATCTGGAAACCACCTGAGTCTCCTAGTATCATTGTTTTACTTCTATCTCTGTCAGTAATCATGGGCTCACTATCTAACTTTGTTAAGTCTAACTGAGCGTGACCGGCTGAATATAATCCCCAGGGATAATGATAATAAGTGTCTTTGTCTTTAAGGAAATCCATACCTTCATGGCCTAGTTCAAAGCCTTCAGGCAACCTACCACCATCTTTAGCAATCTTTTCTAATTGCTTCACATAAAAACTACTGATCGCAGGCAAATAATATGCGTAATCTTTTTGTGTTTTTCCTAAGTCGTGCATTTATTATTGCCTCGCAGGTAATAGATATGTATACTTGGACATGCCACTATCTACAATAATTTGTAGCAGTCCTTGATCATTAATACTCATTACACAATTACCTGTATCACTGAGCCTTAATATTTTTAAAACAATGTCTAACGGCCATTTCCAGTCACCTGTAATACTACCATCAATATCGTTATTAATTAATATTTTTGTTCTGTCACTAGTACCATCACCAATATGGAACCATAAACTAGTACCGTCAGTTTTAGGACTAAAATTTGCTTCAAAGGCACCTAACACACTATTAAAGTATGCCATATCTTTTAAGTTTTTATCACTAGGCACAATGTTTAAGTCAAACTCAGCACCTTTAAACTTAATTTCTTTAAGTTGCTGGTTAATAACATCTGCTAACATAAACCTATAATGTGCATCATTACCGTCAGCACTTGTAAACTCTATCTCTGTGGGAACAACTTCTCCATTACGATCTTGTGTATTAATTTTAACATCTGAACCTTCACCATCAAATCCAGGATATTGTAATAACCCATGTAGCACACCCATTCTGCTTAACCCTACTGTTGAGTCTACAAACTCAGGATAAGGATTGTGTGTTTCTCCTTTAAAGATCACAGTCTTGTCTGCATCTACTGTTTCTACAGTTGTCTTTTCTACATCACCTGAAATCTTAACCATTTCAAAAATACCTAAACCATGTGTATGTTTAAGTACATCTTTCATTATATCTTTAATTGCCATTTATGTCTCCGAGATTAATATGTTATTATACATTGTTATTTAGATAAGTCAAGTTGTTTCTGGCCATTTTTTTAGAATTCAAAAAACGTTGATAACGTTTCGCTCTGTGTGGTTCTGCTTAAATCAAAACCCATTGGACCTATAACATTAGCAACCTTTTTATCTAAAACTGTTTCTTCCATTGCCTCTTCATCAAATGGTAAATCCTTAAACCATTGTGGCAAATTAAGTTCGTCTGTGGGATATGCTACACTAGTATAGCCCATTGGATTATTTTTAAGTTTGCATACAACTACCTTTGCACCATCTGTAATAGTTAAACTGTATGCGTCACTGTTCGCTTTTTTGAGGTTATTCCAATTAATACTAGCTCTGACATGGCCAGGTATCATGTTGCTCTTGCCTTCATTTTTTAGTTTATCTAATTTATGCAAGGTATTTGTTTGTGGCATCCTTGCTTGTTCCATCATTTTAGATGTATACATAGTAACGTTATTAGCACGTTTAGGCATACCCTTACCCCAAGGTTGTAAATCTTTAAAATACTTCTTAAACTCTTTAATTTTGTCTATTACATGTTCTTCGCCCAAACCATTTAAACAATCAACTAAAAGTTCTTCTAAAAAGTCTTGTATAAATTCAGGAGTATCAGAACGTTTAATCTCTAAACCCATTGCTTTTAGTTTACCGCCTTCAGGCTGATAGCCTTCAATGTCTAAACATAATATACCATATCGCTTCTTAGTTAAAAACAATCCTGCTCTGCCTACAACTTCTCTACCTGCAATCATTACAGCACCACGTTCTAAAGGCACATTAAATGTATCCTTTAAAAACTTAGGGAATGTGTCACTAACTGTATCAGATACATGATCATATAACTTAATAGCACTATCCATATCTAGTTCTTGATCTTGCATTACTGGTGCCGCACTAAAGTATACAGAGTCAGTATCACCATAAATTATTGTTTCGCCTTCATAATCATAATCACCTGTAAACATTCTGTTTGTTTCAGCCGCCATATGTTTTGTAATAGCTCTGCCTGTTAGTGTAGTACTTTGTCCTATACGTTTGTCATAGAACCTACAATGCGGATTAAGTATTGCACCATATAAACTGTTTAACTGAATCTTTTTAACTAACTGCCTTTTGTCCCAATAAACCTGTTCTGCGCCTTCTGATTGCTTTTTCTTCTTCTGCATACGTTGTCTATCAGTATACCAAAGTTCTAATAAACCAGGCACAATGCCTTGTACATCTGTTGTAAATATTGTGCCGTTAGCACTAATGTTCCAGGGTTGCCCACTATTAAAAACTAAGTTATAAACATCAGCACCTGTTACTTCATGTACTCCGCCATCTTCCATTTCCAACTTCATCATATGGTCAACGTCTTTGCTTTTAACAAATTCAAACTCATTAGTACCAAACTTTCCATGCCATGCATCTGCAAAACTTTTCTTTTCTAACTTCTGTGCATTAGTAATTTCTTCTAATGTATAACTAGGATCTAATTGTCCTACAATAGTCTCAGGCGCCATATTAAGAGCCCTAAACACACTAGGATATAGACTGTTTAAGTCCATACTGCCTACCCAGTCATGATATCCTTTCTTAGGCGTTGCCACAAAGGCACCTGCGGCACTATCACGTTCAGATGCTTTAGGCTTATCAGGCACTACCATATCACGTCTGTGTGCTTCATTTATAATTGCTTGTTCTGTTGTTGCTACAGCACCCATAGTAGTTGGTATTAATACTGTATTTTCATGTGCAATAATATTTGCTAAGTCAACAAACTGTAATTTTTTATCTAGTTTGTCTAACAACATAACGTCTTGTATATTATATTCACAAAACTTTAGGAAGTCATGATTGTAAAGTCTATCTAAACTACCTTCATATGGAACTTTCTTCTCTCCAACTTCCATTTCACCAATGTAGTCCAACCTGTAACTATGTCTTTCTTCATAGTTGTATTTTCTGTAAAGCTCTAGATAATCTAAATGTATTCTGCCAACCAAATCATATGTAACAACTTCACTACCAAACTTTTCATACTCTCTTCTCTTAGGCAGTTTTTTCATCAAACACATACGTCTTGTTTCTGCTTTACCTAATGTTTTAGTAATCCTGTTGACTGTATAAGGTATATCATATCCTTCTGAATTCCAACCACTTAGTACATCAGCATCTTCAATAATATCTAAAAATGTATCTAACATTTCCTTTTCTGTTTTAAATAACATAACTTCAGGCAGTGGTTTTACAATTTCTTGTGCCTGTTCCCAACTTAAAGTTTTAGGGGGTACTGCTAAACATATCATAGCATCTATCCATTGCATGTACACACCAATAGCAGTTATAGGAGTAAATGGATCAGAAGGACTACTATACCCACGTTGTGGATCAAAGTCTACCTCAATGTCAAAAAATGCTACATTTAGATCAGGAGCATCTGCGCCGTTGTAATGTTCTGCTAATACTTTATTAAGAGGCCTTATATCGCTCTCAAAAGTTTTATTGCTACTATGAATACCTAAGTTCTTCTTAAAGTCCTTTATGTTAGCACACCTTAGCTCAGTTACAGGATCTCCATAAATACTTCTATGTTTACCATGAGGATCTGAATAATAAAAATTATGTGTGGGACTTATTTCTTTTATAATACGTTTGCCATCGACACGCTCAACGACAGTAACAATGTCCTTGCCCTGATCATAAAATGCGTCAACGTAACTCATAGATGTGCTTTCCTCATACTGTGATTATACAGTAGTTGTGGCTAAAAGTCAATATACTTTTATAGTGTTTTGCCAACAGATTCCAATATAGTTTCAAGTTCATCAAATTTGTCGAACTCGTCTTGGAATTTGGCTTTGTGAGCAATTTTTACTGCCTTCATAAGAACACCTGGCTTGAGGTCCATTTCTTCTGCTATTGCTTTAACAGTTTCCCTTAGTCCTGTGCTTAGAGCGTCAACTTCGTGTAGAACTTGATCTCCTTCCTGAATTAATTTTTTAAGTCTTGCTACTTCTTCTTGATTAAATGTTTTATTAAATGCCATTTGTGTTTGTATCCTGTATACCAATATTTATTTGTAATGGTTCTATTATAACAGATCTTCCGGAAGTGTCAACATTTATATCAAAGACACCTTTAATTCCTGGAAACTGCTCAAAGGATATTACATTTAGGATTGACCTATCTGTGATTTGTTGGTTGGTTTTCTTGTCGTAGGCAATAAATTCATTGCCATTAAAATGGACTTCTATTATCACTAAACTTCTACTGATGCTTCAAATGTAAACTTGACGTCAGGAAACTCTTCAAAAAGTTCATCTGATATTTTATCACCTTCTTCAGAGTCTATTTCATCCTGTAATACAATTTCGTAAATCCACATATCACCATCGTCATCTTCACTGGTATATGCCATTACTTCTATACCCACTTTTGCTTTTTCTTCGTCATAAGCAGTAAGTAGTTTAGTTGGTACAACACTCTGTACAACATCAAAATACACAATAACGTCCTCATCACTGAGTTCTTCTCGTGTCAACATTCTTACAAAGTGTTTTATAAACATTAAAATATCCAAATAAGAACAGCCATTGTGATCATTCCCTTAAACCAACTAGCCCAAGCGACTTGATACATAGACAAGTTATACTTTTCTATAAAGTCTAACGTTGCATCTTTATGCCATTCTATAAAATTTTTCATTACTATTACTTACCTTTACTAAATGCCTGAGCACCAAAGAATGCGGCAACAATACCTGCAACTGCTACAAAGTATGTGGCGGCCATATCGCCAAGTATTTCACTTGCTTGATTTAAGCCAGCCAATACTGCTATTACTACTGCAAAAGGATACAGTAACATACCACTTAAGGCAAACCATGCCATGCTTCTTTGAGCATCACGCATAGCATCCATATCCTCTAATTCTTTACGTTTGAACTCTAAATACATTGCCTCTTCGGCTTTACTTACTTTTCCATCACCGTTTGTATCAGCAGGATGAAATTCTTTCTTAACTGTGTCGTCTGCCATTGTATAACTCCCTAATTTGTTATACTAGTATTTATCACAGAAAGAAAACCTCCTATAAATAAATTCATGATTTTCTAGGAGGCTTCGTTCTAATCTGATCGATGTTTAAAGTCTCTGATCAGTATGACTTACAATTTAGGTTATGTGTTTAAAGTGGTATAACCAGACGCGAATGCCTAAGACACACTATAAAAACTATTTTTCGTCTTCAATGAACTTAATACGGTTTACTACTGTTTCTTGTCCACCATGATATTTGCCTTTACTTTGGGATTTTATAAATCCTTCAAGTGTTACTTGTTTTCCTGGTTCAATTTTTTTGTCTGTAAAAAATTTAAGTATATGCTGATCTTTTACACTACAGGTAACAATGTAGCTCATTGTTCTAGGTATATATCTAGTAAATTCAACTGTTGCCTCTATTTTTTCTCTTTGATGTAGAGTACCAATATTTTGACTGGTTCTAGATAGTTGCATTTCTCGTTCTGTCCAATTATCTTGATCTACTTTGTTTAAGTAAACTTTAGGCAAACTGGCGGCTATACCTAACTTATCTTTTGCGATTTCTTTAGAGCTGACTAGTTTTAATACGTTACTTTCAAATTCAGTAAGTTCACGCTCTAATGCTTTAAAACTAAGTCCTGTTAAATATTCTTTAACTTCAACTGCTATAGTTTTATCTTTTTCAGTAATTGGAAATTTTTTATCAGTAAAGAAAAAATTGTATAATAAGTCACTATTACATGTTGACTTTTCATACTTTCTGTCAAATCTTACTTGATCTTTTTTAATGAATCCGTCATTAATTCTGTGTGCCGCACAACTTACTGCTAATACTTCTTCAATTGGAAATGTTTGCATTTTCTACTCCTTTACCAAATATACTATACATTATAGCAAAATTTAAAAACTTGTCAAGTATTATCTATAACTAAATTATAAATTTCTTCCCAATTTTTTACTACATTAGCATTACCTGTGTAGTCCATATTGTGGCCATGTTCTACTAATATACCGTTAAGTCCGTTATCAATACCCCAATTAAGATTCTCTGGTTTGTCTTCTATCCAGTAATTTCCAGGATACTTAGGGCCATACTCAGCAAGTATTTCATCTTTATCTGCGCCTGTGTCTAAACAAATTACCTCTATAAATGCATCTCCAAATAACTTTTTAAGATTTCTTTCTCTTAAATATTTTGCATATGGATCTAAACTTAAACTAGTAATTGCTATAAACTTATACTGATGTTGCTCATGTAATTTTTTTACAAAGTATTGAGCGTCACGAAGTGGAGGGAGGAACCCTATTGCCGCACTTTCGTTAAACACTTTTACCATTTGGGAACCTTGCTCTTTGCTGATACCATAACGGTCACCAATGTTATACATGTACTGATACCCGTCAACTTTAGTATGCCCGTGATGTTCCATCCATATTGAAAAGCCCTCTTCCCAATCCAGTACAACACCGTCGCAATCTGTTAATATTATTTTGTTTTTATTCATACGCATATTATACTGGAATCCTGAGTAAAAGTCAATGGTTTTTGTTAAATAGTAGTATGGCATTAAAAAAATCTATAGCATTTCCTGACTACATTTTTGAGGGTCAATTAGAAATCCCACAAGGATTAAATAAAGAAATACAAAACAGTTTAAAATTAAATAAAGAATCAGGTATAACCACAGAAACTGTATACGGTTGGTTTACTAATAAGCAGTTTCCATGTGAGGGCATTATACCCCAAATTGCTAATTTAGTAGCAACAAATTTCGTTACTCATGTAGTAAGTAATTTTAATTTAAAAGTACATAGGGATATAAACTTACTAAATCCTTACTTGGTAAGTGTGCATCCTAATCATCAATATCCTATAAATACAGAACCTCAAAGGTGGTATAATGCTGGAATATTTTTACAAACAACAAATAAAGGAAGCCATCTTGTTTTAAATAACTTTAATTCTAAAATATTCTCAGGTCAAAATACACAAGACACACAGTTGTATATTAAACCAAAACAGTTTAAAGTAATTTATTGGCCAAGTCATATACCATGGGGACTAACACCAAACATGAGTATGGTTGAAACAACTATGCTATTATCATCTTTTAGAGCTGACGGATTAAGAAGATAGTGTGGCCCCGAAGGGCCACGTTGCCTTTAAGGATAGAACGGATTATCTGTAATATACTTAGGTAGCTCAGATGTTTGTTTTGAAACATTAACTACACGAGGAAACATTCTTTCCTGTAAATCAGATTTTCTTTGTTCTCTTCTAAGGGCTAGTTTGACTGCACGTTTGATTTGTGCATTTTGATTAGTCATGTCATCTCCTTTTACAAAGATGCGTTCCTTCGGTCTAATTACCTACTTCCGTCGTCGCTCTACATTTAGAGTGGCGATGAACGAGTTCAGTACGTTCCTTCGTCACAATTGACTACTTCCGTTCACTGCTACATTTAGAGTGAATGAACGATGTAACTTGCGTTACAATAATATTTATCTTACAGACAAAAAAAGGGCGGTTAAAAACCGCCCTTTAAAGTTACTCCCTATATTCTAGGAATTATGCTGTCCAATTATAATGAACTGAGGCCACTGCCGCACCTGCTGTAGGGCTAACAGCATTATCACTTGCATCAAAGAATGCTAACGTTACCGCCGCATTTTTTGTTAAAGTAATATCACCATCTAGTTCGATAATATATGTTCCTACAGTACCCGCATCTGCGTCTGCTTTAGCAACAAGTGTACTACCTGCACCAGCGTTTTCTTTAACAGTAAAGTAATTAACACTATTACCACTAAATGCTGTACTAACTTTAATTACTATTTTTTCTGCATAGTAAGTTCTAGTACTAACATTTGGTACAGTACCAATAGAAGCAGTATTACTACCACTTGATATCGCACTTCTTAGTAATAGTCCGTCACCACCATTGTTAGCAACATAGTCAACAACCGCGCCACCAGTAGGGATAAGAGTATCACTATCAGTAACTGTTGTTTGGAATGCTGTTGCTGTAACAGTACCGTCGCTTAAAGATCCAAACTCTACTGTGCCTGAGCCAGTAATATCTGTACCAATAATCGCCGCCGCTTCAAAGTCAGCCGCTGTAAGAGTTAAATCTCCAGCAGTTGATCCGTCTGCAGTTGTTGTTGCCGCTATAAACCTATCAGTTGATTGATCCCATCCTAAGAAACCGTTGTCTCCATCGGAACCTCTTTCGTAAATGTGACCAATGTCGTTAGGGTTAGCACCAGTTAAACCAGACTGTAAAACAATCAACGTATCTGTGATAGTTGTATTTGTTGAGTTTACACTAGTTTGTGTACCACTTACAGTTAAGTTACCGCCAACTGTTACATCACCTGATGTATTAATTGTTGTAACACCACTTAAAGCACCACTACTTAATGTAGCAGTACCGTCAGTAAAACTACCACCAGTTACAGCACCACTAAATGTACCTGCAACCATACCTGTTAAGGTAGTGTCTAGGTTTACAGTTAATGTGTTATTAGCACCTGCTGTAGTAATGTTAGTACCACCTGCAATGTCTAAAGTTTCGCTGTCTAAGTCTATACTTAATGCACCACCTGAATCTCCTTGGAAATCCAAATCAGCCGCTGTTGCTACTGAGTCAACGTATGCTTTAACAGATTGTTGTGTTGGGATAAGTGTAGCACTATCTGATGCCATGTTATCTTCATCCACAAAACCTGTAGCAGTAATACTACCATCACTTAATGAACCAAATTGTACTGTTCCACTTGCTGTGATATCTGTAGCACCTGTAATTGCACCACTTGATGCACTTAAAGTACCGTCTGTTAATGTTGTTGCACTAACTGAAGTTAATCCACTTACTGAACTTGCTAGTCCAACAGTAATAGTATTGTTACTGACTGTTGTAGTAGTTTCGTTTGATGTACCTGCAAAGTTAAGTGTATCAGTTCCTACTCTTACAACGTCATCTGTTCCACTATCAGCACCAACTGTTAAGTCTGAACTAATAGATGCTTCACCGGCCGCTGTTAAACGTCCTTGTGCATCAACTGTAAATGTTGGAATTGCTGTAGCACTACCATATGATGCGGCTGTTACCGCCGTGTCATCTAGTGTTAATGTTACAGTATCAGTAGCCGCAACTGCTGATGTAATACCTGTTCCACCTGTAACTGTCATAGTGTCGCCACCATTAACAGTTTGAGTGTTAGACCCATCACTTAACGTAAATGATGTAGAAATTGCCGCTGTTGAAGCCGCTGTAATTCTACCTTGTGCATCTACAGTAATAACTGGAATTTCAGTTGTACTACCGTATGCCGCGGCTGTTACCGCCGTGTCATCAAGGTTTATTGTTACACCATTTCCACTACCTACTGAGCTAAGTCCTGTTCCACCTGCAATAGTTAATGTTTCACTGTCTAAATCAATAGCAAGTGCTCCACCACTGTCGCCTTGGAAGTCTAAGTCTTGAGCAGTAATCTGTGTATCAACGTATGCTTTTACTGATTGCTGTGTAGGCACTTTAGTTGCACTATCAGATGCCATGTTGTCTTCATCTACAAATGTAATACCTGAAATAGTACCATCACTAAATGATGTACCTTCTATAGCACCAAATTTAACTGCACCTGCACTACCAGTAATTACTGATGCGGTGTCTGTTGCATCTTGGATATATGTAAATACGCCTGTACCTTCGTCCATACCAAAGAAACCAGTTTTACTAGATCCATCGTTATGTAAGAATGTCACACCTCTGTCTAAGTTATCGTTAGTGTCTGAACCTACTTGGAAAAGTGGGTCTGCAACTGTAACAACTGTAGAGTCTGTGGTTGTTTGCGTACCTGTAACTGTTAAGTTACCGTTAATTGTAACTGTAGCCGCTGTAATATCATCTGATAAGAAACTACCAGTAACAGTTAGGTTATTACCTATTGTTACGTCATTTGGTAATCCAATTTGGATTTGGTTATCACTAACCGTTGTTTCTATTTCGTTACCTGTTCCAACAAAGTTAAGTGTATCTGTTCCTATAGTTACCACATCATCAGAACCACTATCGGCTCCAATTGTTAAAGCACTAGATACAGATGCAGTTGTAACTGCTGTAACTAGTCCTTTTGCATTAACTGTAACAACAGGAATGGCAGTTGTACTACCAAATGTTCCTACGTTACTATTAACTGTTGCTAAAGTTGATGTACCTGTTACATCTCCTGAACCGTCGAATGATGCTGATGTCCAAGTGACATCTCCCGTCATACCAATAGTTCTTGCTGTTGCAAGTATGGTCGCATTTGCGGCCGTACCTGTTAAATCTCCTGTAAAGCCGGATGTTGCTTGAATTGTTGTTCCTATAATAGTACTTGCACTATTGGCTCCAATTGCTGTTCCATCAATGGCACCGCCATCAATGTTTACAGAGTTAGAGGCCTGTACGGATAAGTTACCTAATCCCAAGTTGGTTCTTGCATCGCTGGCTGAACTTGCACCTGTGCCGCCGTTTGTTACTGGTAATTCACCAGTTACATCTGCAGTAAGATCCAATGCCGCCGCCGACATAGTTCCACTTGAAACTTTTATAACACCTGTACTACTAGAAAAATCTTGTCCTGTACCACCGTATGTCGTTCCGATTGCTGTGCCATTCCAGGCTCCAGAAGTAATAGTACCTATTCTTAAATCTTCAAGAGTAGATCCATCACTTTGCATTAAATCAAATCTGTTATTACTGGAATCGTATTTTAAACGTCCACCAGATTTACCCATTTGCACATCGGCCGCTATACCTTTGATACCAAAGTTTTTAATATCAGCCATTTGTATCTCCTAATACTTATGTTCTAATTCGTTATCGATAACGTTTTGCTTTCGCTGAACGTTACAAGTATTTATCGTTTTTTGGACTTTTTTTAAACGTAGGTAAGTTTAACTGTTACGTTTCCAGCACTTGCGTTGTAATGATTACAACGTGCTCTAATAGTTTGATCTTGTGTGTTTGAATTCGGATAAACATATTCTGGATTACAGATATATGATACCGCTTCAGTTAAATCATTGCTTGGGCTATCACAATAAACATCTGGGTCAGCAATAGTACCAACCTCGATATTTGGAGAACCACCTGAGTGTCCGCTAAATGGTGTATGTACTTCAACACTGACACTTTGTATTTTTCTTCCTGGAGATATGTTACCCATATTAGTTGTTGTACTAGTACCAAAACCACCAACTGGCATTTCAAAGTTTACCGTTATTGTTTTAGCATCAACGTTGGCACTATCGGCATCTGATACTTGTACCCATGCACTACCTGTATAAAGGTATAGACCCCATTCACCGTCACCTTTATTAGTAACATAAGCCTGGTCACCAGCCGCTGGTGCTAAGGCATCTCTGGCACTTGTTGTACCTACCACAGTGGTTCCACCTGTACGCACACCTTGTTCAATGTTCATTGCTAGAGGAACACTACCTGTGTGTGCCGAGAAGATTCCTGTTTGATCCTGGAATAAGGTACTATCTTCAAAAATTAAAATTTCCCCACCATCGTCTCTGGTAAGTCTTAGTTTATCTGCATTAGTGGCCGCCGTTGTTGCAGGTAGACCAGATATATTACTGGCTCCTACAAAATTATAACCCCCAGTATCAGCATTACCATTGTATATATTAATAGCATTTCCATTTAGGTCTGATAAAGATAATTCTGTCGTTGTTGCTGTAACAGATAAGTTCGCAATACTCTCAGCATCGATATCTGTTTTCATATCTTGCGGTGTACTCACAGTTGCATATACACTACCGTTACTGGTAAAATTAATTAGAGTATTACCACTACCATTATCAATATATGCACTAAAAGGCGTATATCCACCAATAAGACCGTAAATTGAATTACCACTGTCTGCTGTTGCTACACTTTCTTGAGGTAGTGTGCTTGATACAATGAATGTATTACTGGTTTCTGTATTTAATTGATTAGAAATTTCTGCTATATTAGATGTACCACCAGTACCACTAAATGAAATTGAAACACCGTTTAATATAATAGTGTTGCCGTCACCAACTTCTGGATTACCCTGATCTCCTGTTAGTATTGTGGGTACTGCACTTCGTATATTTAAAAATGCAACTTTTCCACTACCAGTATCTGTATTGCTTAAACTACCTGAGCTGTCAACATATATGTAATCTCCTTGGGTACCAGGTATACCAGGGTCAAAGTCAATAATTCTGTTGTTGGGTAATATCATAAACTGATTTGGCCCTGGGCCTGTTTCAGTAACTATACCTATCATTCTGTCTGCTGTGATGGCATTTGCCTTGCCATATCAGCATCAGTAACACTTATTACATCACCTTTTTCAAAACCGTGTGCAGTTTTTTCTAACACATAGTTTAACTGCGGATTTAAGTAATTAAATCTACTTAATACTTCTGTAAAGAAAGAACTGGATACTGATGTTGGAAGTGGGTCCAACATTGGGATACCATTTTCATTAAGAGTAAAAATAACTGCGGCACCAGTACCAAATATACCGTTACCTGTTGTTGATTTAAATGTATTATATCTTAACCAATCTTCAACAACACATGTTACACTTGTTTTTGTCTTAGAACTAATTGAAATAATTTTTAAACATTGTCCTGTAGTCGCGCCACCTATCCAGTCTCCCACAATAACATCTAGTCCATTGTATCTGAAGTCGTCTCTGGTTAAGTGAGAACCGTGTTGCTGTTCGGTAACAGTAAATGTAACTTCCCATCTGTAATATTTGGGACTTGTAGAACCACTATACCATAAATCTGCTGAACCATTAGCATGTGGCCAATAATCTGATCCTGCTATACTACTAGCATTCACACTTAAAACTTTATTTGGGTAGTTTAATTTTACTTGTCTTGATTTATAAGATGCCATCTTTATACCTAGTTATACATAACAAATTGTACCCAGGCATGTGTAGTTGTACCAAAACCACCTCTACTTGCACCGGTTTCTGCTTCACGTAATCTTAATTTAACAGTGAGTGTACTTGAACCATCAAACAATGTAGGAGAACCACTTGAACCACCTGCATCTATTTCCCTGTAACCCATTGAAGTTTCAAATGGCACAATACTGTATTTGTTGTTTGTATAATCGTATCCATAGAACATAATTGAGCCGGGAGGTAAATTATATGTACCATTATCAAAAGTAATGCTGACTTCACCGCCAGTGGCACTATTGATTGTTACACCGGTTATACCAGATGTTAAGTCACTTGTGCCTGCTAGATTTCCATTACTTAAATAATTTAACTTAAATCTTTCTATTACTGATCCAGAGCCGCCACCACCGCCACCACCTGAAATGGTTGCTTCTGTAACACTGGTTAATCTACCTTGAGCATCAACTGTTATTCTTGCACTCTTGGTAGCACTACCATATGTGCCTGCTGTTACGGCCGTATCTGCTAAGTTTATTGTGGCATCACCTGTTGTGGCACCACCACTTAATCCTGTTCCTGCTACAACACTTGTGATGTCTCCGGCACCACCGCCACCTGATTGTGCCACCCAGGCATAATCCGAACCATCCCAACTTAATACATATCCTGAAGTTGGATTACTTTGGTTAAGATGTGTGTCTACTGCGGCATCATTATAATTACCTGATACTAATAAACTTGTTAAGTCAACATTACCTGATTGGCCTGTTAAACTAATTATATTGCCGCTTAATGATAAATCCTGACTATCAGTTTCAGATTTTAAATATGGTGCCAACGTTGCTGTTAAATCAACATTACCACTTTGTCCTGTTAAACTAATTACATTACCACTTAAACTTAAATCTTGTGCATCAGTATCAGTATCTACGGCTCCTAAAATTGTTGTTAGGTCTACATTACTGTTACTGCCACTAATAGTAATAACATTACCTGCTAAGGATAGTGTTTGTGGATCTTGTCCTGGGTTTGCTTGTACCCATGCACTATTATGATATATGTATGTATGCCCGTCATCTGTAGCATACCACATCTGACCTTCACTAGCACCACTTGGTGCCGCATTGGCTGTTGTTACTAATACATTACCTGCTGGGCCTTGTGGGCCTGTAGCACCTGTGGGACCTGTTGCTCCTACAACATTACCAGCATCTATGGTAGTACTGTTGCTTAATGTTAGTATTAAATTAGCACCTGTAATAGTTGCTGTGTCTATACCAACACCCACATTACCCTGTGGTCCTGCTACTGTGCTATCTGCACCTGTTGGTCCTACTGGTCCTCTTATGTTGCCTAAATTTTGTACTGACGTATTTGAATACGTTAAAATAAGGTCATTACTGGAGACAACTGCATTGGTAATTCCATTACCCGTTGCACCTGTGGCACCAGTATTTCCTGTTGGACCTTGTGGTCCTGTTGCGCCTACTCCTGATAAGTCTAGTGTTGTGCCATCATATGTTAGATCACTACCACTTAATGCTATAGTTGGTCTTGTTTGTAAATCGCTATATGTACCTGTAAATGCTACGGTACTTAGTTCTGTATTGCTATTGCCTAATGCATTGGCAACTTCAGCCAAACTGTCTAAGTTGACATTGGCTCCGCCTATTAATGTGTTAATTTCTGCATCAATATAGGCCTGCATGTTTGTATTTGCTGTTGTTATATCGCCTGTTGTTGGAATTTTAACCCAAGCACCACCATGTGCAAAGTACATGGCTCCGTCTGCATGTGAGTGTGCAATAGCACCATGATATGTTGTTGCGTTAGGGAAGTCTGATTGGTTAGCATAATAGAATCTTGTTTTACCTAAATCTACAGTACTGCTACTGCCACTAATTGTTAAAATGTTTGCACTAACACTTAATGTTTGTTCTAATGCGGATAAGTCAACACTATTACCACCACTTACTGCTAATGCTGATGTTCCTGCGTTCCAACTTAATGTTTGGGCATCGTTATCTACGTTGCTATAACCTTGAGCATCCAAGTATGTCTGTACTTCGGTATTACCATAAGAGCCGCTTTGAGCTACCCAGGCATAATCACTACCGTTCCAACTTAAAACTTGTCCTGAACTTGCACCGCTGGTATTTAAGTGTGCATCAACCCCAGAAGTATCAATACCCCCTGAACTGGTATCTGCTGGTGTAAATGTAAACACACCTGCATTATCATATGATAAACTACCATTACCACTTGGTGTTGCTGTGGTAACACTGAAGTCTGTTAAAGTAACATTACTACCACCGCCTGAACCTGTTTGATCTCCTGCTTCAAATTTACTTGTACTACTGTTCCAAATTAAAACTTGTCCGTTTGTAATTCCACTTGCATCTACATCTTTAAAGTCTGCAATGTCCATTGCCGCCGCGGCAGTCGTTGGATTTATTGCAAATGATATAGTATCGTTGTTTGCGTCTGTTGTGGCATTAATACCTATGCCACCTGCAAAAGTAAGGTCATCATCTTTTCTGTCTGCGCCTAAACTTGTTTGTCCTGAAACATGGATGTTTGCATACGCCAGTGTTGTAACATTACTAAGGTCTCCGCCTTCGCCACTTGCTATGGCATTAACTGTATCTACTGAACTAATTCTACCATAAGTATCAACTGTGATCCTAGGTATAGCAGTTGCGTTACCATATATACCAGCAGTTACGCCTGTTGCTACTAAATTAAGAACTGCGTTTGCTTTGTTGCCTGTGCCACCAGTAACTGTAATTTGCCCTGATGTTCCAGCAATACTGTTTATATAATCTGCTGTTAGGCTTGACGCCGCAGTAACAGTAATTTCTGTTGGAGTAACACCTGTAATTTGGCCTTTGCTGTTTACTGTAATAACTGGTGTATGAGTTGCATTTCCATGTGTTGCCGCAACATTTGATGCATCTGCTACATCGGCAATGTAAACACCATCAGCATTAGACAGTAAGCCACCGTCTGTACCTGCTGTGACATTTAATGTGAGTCCGGATTTATTTAGACCATTACCAGCACTATATACATCTAGTGTTGCTGGTTTCCATTTACTATCTGCACCATATACTAGTGTTTGGCCAACACTTGGTTCATAAGCACCTGTTGTTATTACATCAGTTAAAGTATCTGTTGTGATATCGTATTGTGAGATTTCTAAGTTGCCAGTTGGCCTTACTCGTAAAAATTTACCAGCCTGGAGTGTGGTAATATCAACGTCGCTTAATGTTATAAATGTATTTGCAAATGACATTCAATTTTATCCTAATAGTGTATTATATTACACTATTTATCACTTTATGCTGATAAAATTACTTTGCTTATTGAACCGTATGAAGGATCATAGGTAGTGCCGTCTCCAACGTGAGCCCTATCCATCCTTACACGTAGATATGTAAAGTTTCCTCTGAATGTATACGCTTCTGCGCCGTCGCCTGGATTGTTACTATTGAACTGAACGTAACTTAGTCCTGCTGAAAACTCAGATCCATTAGTTACTTCGGGCTCGATGCCGAACCAGTCAGTTTCGCCAGGGTCTGTAGACAAAGTTGCCTCTACATGGAACCTGCCTATAAATTGATTGTAAACTACTTGTATAGTATGCCAACCATCAGAAAACCCATAAAAGGAATCCCCCTTTACGTTTTCGCTTGTTTGGTTCATAGTAGTTCCTGTGGAACCTAATATGTTTATGCTTCTTCTGTTAGGCATTAAAAATCCTCTAAGTAATAATACTATTTATCACCTAGACGTTTTCTAATCTCTCCATTAGTCGTTCAGCTCGATTAGTGACCTGCCTGTACCACTTACTATCACGGCCTTCTATACCTGCTTGGCTCCAATCTTGTGACTCTAATGCTTTCTTAAAGTTTTTAAACCCACTCAATCTTGTTCTGCCCATATTAAACATCATATTAACTAATATTTGTTGAACTTCATCTGGCCAATCACCAAAGTCTTCATATAATACTTCACATTCTGATATTGCGGTATCTAGATCTTTTTCAAAACACTCTTTCACTCTATCTTCGTCTACAGGAGTTCCTAATGGTTTGCCATATTCAGGATCTGATTCTAAAACCAGATGTCCAACACCAAATGTTGGGAGTCCCAAATGATCATGATATACTTCATATACTACTCCTTCATCTATTTTAAGTTGTTCAAAAACTGCCTCACGGTCTAGTTTTGTGTCCTTTCCAAATAATCCCATCTTATTGCTCCAATAATTTTACTTTTTGTACCTTATGAATTAAATCACCATAACTTAATTTTAAGAACGGATACCCATTATCAAATTCTTCTTGTGTAAGCCACAAATAATTAGAGTACCAATTTGTTATATAACCTTCAAATAATCTGTATTCACCAAAACTTCCTGCTATAAAATCTTTAAAGTCTTTGCTAAAAGTTTCGTCATCCATATTTACCTGTTTAGCATAACCATATGGCTTGTGAAATACAACTTTTATAGGATACATTCCATACCAGTATTTATTCCTATATACATACTCAGTATCTGAATCTAGAAGGCTTTCCAGATGGTCATTATCTATAGGAGAATGAATATTTTGTAAATAATCTGTATGTTGATACCTGTCTATGATACTGTCTAATGTATCTTTATCGTGAACATAAAGATTTATATTTTTTGACGTCACTTGAAGCCTATAAAAATAAGTATCTACCTGAACTGTCTTAACTAAATCTGAGAATAATAATATATCATAATGAAATTTGTTTCCTTCAAAACAAATTTTATATTGGTATTCTCCATAATATACTTTTTCACTAGGTATAATCTTATAGCCACGATAAGTTTTACCTAAAGGTTTACAACTGTTTTTTATTCTAGTAGTATAATACGACATTGTTTATGTTGAGAAATTATAATCCTCTGTATAATCAACCTCAATATTAATATCCGATAAATCTTCAAATAAAACTTTTTTACTTAATGGTTTTTTAATTTTGTCCTCAAATACTCTTTTTAATGGCCTTGCACCCATTGACGGCTCGTATCCATCGTCAGCAAGTTGTTTTCTGGCAGAAGGTGTCAAACTAATAGTCACAGTACTTTCATTCTCTTTAAGTAATTCATTTGTTTCAACAACAAGCCTGTCTACAATTTTTAACATTAACTCTTTAGCAAGTTTATTAAATGTAATTATAGCATCTAATCTGTTTCTAAATTCAGGTGAAAAGAACTTCTCAACTGCTTTGTCAACTGCTTTAGTTTTTGTTTGATCTCCAAAACCAATTTTAAGACCCTCAGCATCTGTGGCACCTAAGTTAGATGTCATTAGTAATATAACATTACTGAAGTCTACTTCTTTACCCGTACTGCCTGTTAAATGACCATCGTCCATTACTTGCAATAATACCTGTAATACTTCCGGTGCGGCCTTCTCTACTTCGTCTAATAGTAATACACAGTTAGGATTATCTTCAACTTCTGCTAACAATAATCCTTGCCCTAGTTTACCTTCAGCATGTCCTACATATCCAGGAGGAGCACCTATAAGTTTACTAACACTATGTTTTTCCATGTACTCTGACATATCAAACTTAACTAGTTTACATTCTAATTCTCTAGCAAGTGTTTTAGCGGTTTCTGTTTTACCTGTGCCTGTAGGCCCAACTAAAAGGAAACTTCCTATAGGTTTATTTTTTTCTCTTAAACCTGACTTGCTTACAACAATATTTTCTACAATTTTATCAACTGCCTCATCTTGTCCGTATACTGTTGTTTTTATTCTGGCATCTAAGTTTTTGTATGTATCAACACTCTCTACATCAATAACATCTTCACCCACATGTGATATTTTACTGATAACCTGTACAATGTCTTTCATTGTTACTGTATCGTCTCCACGCAATTTTACTCTGGCTCCTGCGGCATCAATAACATCTAATGCCTTATCTGGAAAGCATTTATTTTTGATATATCTGTGACATAAGTCAACTGATTTCTCTAATAGTTCCTCGGAGTACTTAACTTTATGAAACTCTTCATAGTAATTGTTAAGTCCCTTAATAATCTCTTTAGTGTCTTCCACACTAGTTTCTTCTATATCAAGTTTAGCAAACCTACGCATTAGTGCTCTGTCTTTTTCAAAACTATCAGCAAACTCGTCTGGTGTTGTTGCACCTATTGTGAGTAATCTGCCTTTGCCTAACACAGGCTTAATCATGTTAGCAATGTCTACACTACTTGTACCGGCACTACCGGCACCCATTATCATATGTATTTCATCTATAAACAATATGGCATTAGGACTAGCCTCTAATGTTTCAAGTACTGTCTTGAACCTCTCCTCAAAGTCTCCTCTGTATCTGGTACCAGCAAGTAAATCACCTACTGCTAAACTATAAATTATTTTATTTTGTATAACATCTGGAACATCACCATCAACAATACGTTTAGCAAGTCCTTCTGCTACTGCTGTTTTACCTGTACCGGGCTCACCAACTAACACTACGTTATTCTTTTTACGTCTTGCGAGGATATGTACTAGCTCATCCACCTCTTCGTGTCTGCCTATTAAAGTATCTATTCTGTTTTTTAGAGCCTCATCATTTAAGTTAGTTGTATACTCTTTAACTAATTCAGAACTCTTATCAGTATTATATTTGTGTTCTAAATAATCTACAATGATATTTTTATCTAATCCGTTTAACTGGCAATAATATGCGGCATGACAATTCTGTTCACTTAGAATACTTAAGAACATATCTAATGGTCTTACTTCTTCCCTGCCACTAAAAATTACCTGTGCTAGTGAACGTTGTATGATTCTTTCTATTGATACTGTCTTTTTAGGCTCTCCCTTAACACCATGTTGATTCACAAGGCCATTAAGTTCAGCATCATCTAAATATTGATTTAAATCCTCAACTATGTTGTTTACGTCAATACTAAGTTCTTTAATTAACCCAGTTATGTCTTCATGCTCTATAAGACAAAACATAATATGTTCTAATGTAACATACTCATGCTCTTTGTCCTTGGCAAAGTTTACTGCGTTTTGAATTATACTATCTATATATTTGCTTTCCATAAGTGTTTCTTTGTTTAATTTTATTTAAAAGTTCTTTATCTTTTTCGTTATTAATAGTGGGTACATCTAGTTCTATAATAATATATAGATCGCCAACTATACCATATGTTGGTATTTTCATACCTAAATTCTTCATCTTGAGTCTAGTACCATGCACAGTTCCTGCTGGTACCTTAAGGTCATACTTTTTACCATCAACATGTTTTATTGTGATAGTGCAACCTGTCATAGCATCTATAACATTTATATTATGCCTATAAAATAAATGCTCTCTGTCTCGACCCCAATCTGGGGGGTATTCTATGTGTAACCTTACAATTAAATCTCCTGCAGGAAGTCTTTCGTCTCTGATTGGACCTTTGCCATGTAATTTAAGTTTGGTTCCATCATCTACACCCTGCTCAATTGCCACATTAAAGGAAGCATATCCAGTATTAACAACTATCTCACTTCCTGCAAATGTTTGCAATAAAGTAACTCCAACATCCACAACCCCATCAGGATTTTTTACAGGACGCCTTTGTTGTCTGCCGCCAAATATATCGCCAAATATATCTGCAAATGGACTACCTCCTTGACTGAACCCTTCAAAAGGATTAGGATTATCATACTGAGCACGTTTGTTTGGATCACTTAGTGTTTCATATGCTCCTTGTATCCTTTTGAACTGTTCTTGATCACCACCTTTGTCAGGATGATGCTTACTCGCAAGTTTGCGGTATGCCTTTTTAATATCCTGTTGATTGGCGTCTTTGCTTACGCCAAGAGTTTCGTAGTGATCCATAAACTTATTATAACACCTATCATATAGAAGTCAAGAAAAAGGGCATCAAAAGATACCCTTTAATCTTTTTGGATATCGTTTAGAAAACGTATTTAAGTCCAAGTTGTAAACGGTAAGTACTTCTATAGTAATTGGTAACTTGGTTATCAATTCTATCTATGTTCATACCATAAGCAGGTCTGTATTCATAAGACCAACTACCATCACCATTGTTGATAGGAGTTGCTTCTGCAATACTTCTTGCTGTTCCGTTTGCTTTGGTTTGTTTACCCCAATCGCTATCAAGCAAGTTGAGTAAGTTTTCAACATCAAGTGTAATTACAAATTTGTCCTTGTCTGTTAAACCTAATCCAGGAAGTTCCTGTGTAAATTTAAAGTCAAGTCTGTAATTCCAATCTGTTTCAAACTCGTTGATTGGTGCAAATCCACCTGCATACTTACCTAACCCTGAGGCGGCAATGTAGGCATTGTAATCATCAGCAAACCAACTAGGTATAATTACGTCAGTTCCAGATCCGTCTGGGACATAAAATGCCGCAGTTTCGTCTCTTGCTGATTCTCTATCTAGACCCCATAGTGCACCATCTTTGTATTGGCCTAATGTGTATGAGAAAGGCTCACCACTTACAGCACTAACAATAAATGTAAATCTACTTGGAGAGTTAGCAATTAAGTTTGCAGTATAATTACCAACAAAACTTAATGTGTGTTCTCTTTCGTAAACAGATCTATGCATTACGTCGTCATTAAAATCAGCATACTTAGTAGTATACTTAAAGTTAGAAATATTTCTACTTGAAGTTAAGTTACCAACAGTATCAACATCTTGCCATGTGTAGTTTGCATAAAAGTCAAACCCATTTTCAAATGCTTTACTTACACTAAATGCAAACAATTCGCTTTCGCCTTTGCCTGTGTTAGTGAGTAACATATCATAACCTCTATAGTCATAAAATCTTTCCATTGCTTTACTACATAAACTATAGTCTGCGTATATATCTCTGCCATCTGGTCCAACACCAATTGGTAAGTTGGTAACAGGTATATCACAGTTGGCTACGCCGGCAAATGCTGGGTTACCAATTCTAAGTTGTTTGTAGTGTAAGTCTTTGTCAGTTCTAGTCATTAAGAAGTCTGCACTCATGTAGTATCCGTCACCCATTACCCAATCAGCACCTACAGAAAGTTTTAACTCTCTTGGTAACTCAAAGTCTGGATCTAGGATATCTGCAAATGCAGGTCTAAAACCTTCCTGACCAGGTTGATAAATGTAACTGTCAAATGTTGAGGTATCAAAACCATCGAACCCTGCGGCCGCTGATAATGGTACATTAGCATTTTGGATACCAATACCATCATTACTGAAAGTACCGCCCATCCATACATTAGGTCTACCACCTGTAAAGTATCCAGCACCACCTCTGAACGTTAGTTCTTGGAAAGCACCGAAGTCGTCTGCGTCATAAACAAAACTTACTCTAGGTAAAAATACATCTTTACCATCTAGGCTGACATCATTTCTGATACCATAATACCCGTCAAGTGTGTCGTTGTATTTAGGTGCATCGTCCATGGAGATTTTCTCATAACGTGCGCCGTAGTTAAGTGTAAGTCTATCACTGTAATCCCAAGTATCTTGAACATAGAAACTAGTTGTTTCAATTTCAAAGAAAGCGGCACCATCGGCTGGATTACCACTTGGGGAGTTCCTATAGTCAATGCTATAAGGAGTTTTGTTTTGGAAGTCCTCTATACTTGCGTATTCAAGAACACCATCTGAGTATGCAACAAAACCGTTTGCAACATCAACACCATTTTTAGATATACCAGCAACAAGTTCATGTGAGCCCATAAGGTATGATACCTCAAACTCTAATTCACTTGATGTTGTTTCTAAAAAGTTGTAATGTCTAAATGGGTCAGGTCCAACAAGAACTTGTGGTCCTCTGTTACCTTCTCCTAGTTCAACTATTGCTCTCATAAAGTCATCGCCACCAACACTTGCTTGTGATGTTTCAACTGTTCTATCTCCATATCTAAATGTAGTAGATAGTCTGTCGTTCCAATCACTAAACACTTGGAAACTGTCTGCTGATAAGTCAGTAGTTTTAATATAGTTACCACTTGTAAGTGCTAATACTGTATTTGAACCACCGTACTCTCTAACGTCATTGTTTTCTGATGTCTGGTTTGTGTAAGTTGCTCTGTGT